TATGGCGCTCACGATTTCTGTGGGCCGTATCGGATCAGCGATGATTAATTTCACGCCGGGGGAAATCTGCATCGGCATTGGAGCGCTGATCGCGCTGGTGGTGATGTGGCGAATTTTGACGGTGGATCACCCTGATGACGGGTGATTTTTCATGTGCGTTAGAGGGCGTGGGACGTGAAATATTTATCAGTATGACGAATTGTGCGCGCGGGGGGAGGATTGGGACGCCAATTGCCCGGATGCGCGAATAAGAAGATTGTCCGGCGTGAGGCTGGATGGGAGATAAAGGCGAGATGCCGAAAAGTTCAGAGCAGACAATTGCACTTATCCGTAAACAACCCTCACCCCTAGCCCCTCTCCCTCAGGGCGAGGGGAAAAATACAGGGGCGAGTCTGCTGCGATGGCGGGCGTGGTATGCGGATGACGAACAGCAGGGCGGTGAGGGGCAGAACCAGGACGGCGGGTATAACCCGGCGACACTGGAGGATGCGCAGAAAATCATCGCGGCGCTGCAAAAGCGGGTTGGAGAGCGGGATGCTCAGATCGGCCAGCTTCGGCAGAGCAACAGCGGCCTGGACGAGCGGTTGAAAGCGATTGAGGACGCTCAAAAGCAAAGGCTGGAAAAGCAGGGAGATTTTGAAGAGCTGGCACGGCAGCGGGCGGCGGAGATTGAAACGCTGAAACCGACAGCGGAACGGGCGAAGGCGTTGGAAGGTGTGATTCGGGAGAGTAATGAGGCTCGAATTAAGCGTGTGCCGGAGACGATGCGCTCGATTGTGCCAGCGGATTATCCTCCTGAAAAACTGCAAGCCTGGCTGAACGCGAATGAAGCCCTGCTGACCAAACCCCCGCCACCGAATTTTGATGCCGGGGCGGGGAATGGCAGCGGCGGAAGTGGCACTAAGAATCAGATCAAGGTGACGGATGCTGACAAGCAACAGGCGGAGATCGCCGGGTCGCAGGGATTCAAAATCACCGCTGAGGACATCGCCAAACGCCGAGAAGCGATGAAAGCAGAAAACCCAGATAGCGCTAACTAGCGAGGTGCAATATGGCAGGATTCAGGTGGGAAGGCTCTATGGACGGGAGTGAGCCGATTATTCGCACGTTTACCGTGAAAGCATCGGAAGTGATTTCGTTCGGCGAAGTCGTTGTACTCGACACGGGCGAGGCAGCGGCGGGCGCGACGAACAGCGACGCTTTTTTGGGCGTGGCGATTCAGGACGTGGATAACACGGTTGACGGTCATACCGTTGACGTGATTGTGAACCCCGGCGCGATCTGGTCTGTGTACGATGCGAACGCGCGGGTGGCGGGCGTGACGCTCGACCTGGCAAGTGGGGGGATGGGGCTGGCAAGCACATCCAATGCGGACTTTAAAGTGTGGGCAGACTCGGCTGATGATGAGCCGACGCTGGTGATCTGGACAGGCCATCATATCTTTGGCTGGTCATAGGCCAGGGCAACATGGAGCATAAAAACATGATTAAGTTACTCACATTGGGCATTCAATCAAGCGTTGATGAGAATCGACGTGTCCGAACTATCAAGAGGGATAAATCGGCGGGGCGTTCGCTGGCGAAACGGCGTTCGTGGCACGTGCAAGGCAGCGCGGCATTTCATTCGCTGGTTGATCTCGACCCGGTGTTGGCTGAAATTTTTTATCAGCAATATCGGCAGGTTACACCGCTGCTGTTGAATACGGTGATCGGCGTGCGTACCAGCACGAAGCAAAGTGAAAGCGGGCAGCGGGTTGGCAGCTTCGGCGATCCCCAACCCTGGGAAGGCCAAGTCCATTACGATGCGGCTGCGCCGGACTACACGATTGACTGGACGCACGATCAACTGACGCTGGGGTTCAAAGTTGAAAAGACGATGCTGGAAGACATGCAGTATCCGGGCATTTTTGACAAGGCGGCGAACCTGGGGCAGTCGTTCAATCGCAAGGTCGTCAAAGATGAGGCTGCGATTTTTAACAATGCTTTTGCGACGGTGACGGGGTATGACACGAAAGTTCTATGTGCTACCGATCACCCGCGCAGCAAAAGCGACTCCACTGCGGTGAGCAACAGCCTGGGCACGAAAGCCCTGAGTGATGCCAATTTGGAAGAGGCGATTGTCACGCTCGAAAGCCTGGGCGATGACAAAGGCGAGGAAACGGCCGCGATGGGGACTCACCTGGTGGTAGGACGGCAGCTTCGGCAAACGGCGTACAAATTGACCGGCAGTACATTGGAACCGGAAACGGGGAATAATGCGGTCAATACGCACATGAATTTGACACCGATTGTGCATCCGATGATTTCCGGGAAAAAGTGGTTTGTGGTCGATGGCCCGATGGCAATGCGGATGATGATCTGGTGGTGGCGTTTACAGGCGGACTTTGATTCCGATGATGATAAAGCTAAGACGCTGGTACGTTCGTATTACGGGCGGATGCGTTACAGCAAAGGCTGGCAGGATTTCCGCTGGGTTGTGGGCAGCAATCCAAGCTAATCAAGGCCGATAACTCAGAATCTTAACCCTGTCACGGCAGGGTTGTTTTTTATAACGAGGTGAAAAATGTTCACGAATTTTCCGAATGGGTTAACCAGCTTCGGTTTTCCTGTGATACCGGGGATGCTGCCGCCAGGCGGCGACGTATATTTTCTCGATCCGGCGAACGGCTCGGATAGTAATACGGGTAACTCACCCAGTCAGGCATTTGCGACGCTTCCGGCAGCTTATGCGGCGCTGACGGCCAATCAAAACGACATTGTGTTTTACATCGCCGATTCGAGCAGCATCAGCCTGAGCGCACAGTTGGAGTGGGCCAAAAGCTATACACACTTCATTGGCCTGTGCGCACCAACGATGGTGGGGCAGCGGGCGCGCATATTCCAGGCGGCGGGGGACTTGAATCTGTCACCGTTGTTTAAAGTCAGCGCATCGGGCTGCATCTTCGCGAACCTGTACATTTTCCAGGGGACGGATGATGCGCAATCGCTGATTGACGTGCAGGTGACGGGGCAGCGGAATTACTTCCATAACTGCCATTTCGCGGGCGGCGGCCATGCGACCAACGCGATTGACGGCTGTGCGAGTTTGAACCTGGCTGGCACGGCAATGGAAAACCTGTTTGTGAACTGCACAATCGGGCTGGACACGATCAACGCGGCAACGGGCGTGGCCTCGCTGCTGATCGACGGGACGGGCTGCGGGCGTAATATCTTCCGCAACTGCCATTTCAGCATGAACTCTGGCAGCAACGGGGCGCGATTTGTCGAACTGTCGGGAAATTCGGCGCTGGATCGCTACACGATTTTCGATAACTGCCTGTTTCTCAACACGAATACCTCGCTCCTGAGCGCATTCGTGATCGCGGCGGGATTTGATCCGGCCAACAAACGCTTCATCCTGAAGGACTGCGTGGGACTTGGGTTCGCGAAATGGGATGCGGACGACAGAGGCGCGGTCTATGGCAACATGAACGCGGTAACTGGCGCTGATCTCAGCGGCGTGGCGGTTCAAATTATCACGTAAAACCCTCACCCCTCTCCCTGCCCATAGGGACTCCCGTTGGTCGCATGGCGAGGGGCTTAAAAAACAGAGTGCGAAGGAGACGAGATGGCTAAATACATTGTCGCAAGAGATCACATCGTGCAGGAATTCGGGGTTGATCTGCGCGAAGGTGATTTGCTGGAAGATGGCGACCTTGAGCCGGATTTGATGGCGCAATTGCAGGCGGCGGGAGTCATCGAATCAAAGGATCAAACGCAGCCAGAAGCCCCAGCGAAAGCAAAGAGAACGAACGCGCGGAAGTAATCCAGGAAAGAGGCATTCATGCAGCTTTTTAATCGAACGTTGACGGTTGATGTACAACTCACCGTTGACCACACGAACGCTTATCAAGCCGGGGATGTGGTCGGCGGGCTGATCACGCTGGATGTGTCCAGTCCGGGCGGCGGCGGGGTGATTCGACGGCTAAGGCTGACCGATGCGGGTAATCAAGGCGCGGTGCTGACGATCTACGTTTTTAATGCGGCACCTACGGCGATTGCCGATGACGCGGCCTTTGCTGCTGCCATTGTCGCGGCTGACCTGCACAAGAAAATCGCGACGATTCCGATTGCGGCGGCGGACTATGAGACGATCAACAGCATGAAGCAGGTCACTAAAGATGGCGATGATCTGAATGTTGACTATTACACGCCCAGCGGGAATCTCTGGTTGTATATCGTCTGCACAGCGACGCCGGATTATGTCGCCGCAACGGATTTGTATCTGAGCGTGACGGTGTGGCAGGATTGATGCGATGACGGTTACTTATGACCTGGGCAGCCCAACGGACTTGACAAGAGTCCGGTATCACCTGGGGGATGTGGAGATCACCACAGCGATCTTCCAGGACGAAGAGATCAGCTTCGTGCTGAGCGAAGAGTCGAATGACGTGGGCGCGGCGGTGGTTAGCTGCATCAAGAGCGTGATGGCGCGGCTAAATCATGAGCCGGACATGCAGGCAGACTGGCTGAAGATCGACTGGCGGCGGAGCGCGGAGAACTGGCGGGCGCTGCTGGCGGAGAAGGAACAGCAGTTCGGCCTGGGGGCGCGGGCGGCCAGCGGGGGGCAGCATGGATGGCGGCCTGACATGGGGATGAGGGAAGCGCCGTCGTATGACGATTGACCTCACCCCCTAGCACCCTCTCCGCAAGCGAGAGAGGGGGAACGAAGAGGGGGGTCGAGAAAGCGGCTTATCGGAAATGAAAGGCAAATGCGGGATTTTGTGCGTTGGGGGAGCGGGTGGGGCGGTAGGCTGAAGGCTACATAAACGGACGATTAGGGGAGAAAAATCATGGCGGATTTGAGTGTGACGGCGGGGAGTGTTCTTGCCAGCAGCAGCGCAAAAACGCGCAAGGGGATCGCGGGCGCGACGATCACCGCCGGGCAGACGCTGTATGAAGATACCAGCGCACTGGATGCCAGCGGCAAGCCGAAATTGAAGTTGGCCGACAGCGATGATGCTTCGGCAGTCGTGCGGAACTGCTGCGGGATTGCATTGAATGGCGCATCGGCGGGTCAGCCAGTGGTTTTTGTCGAGGAGGATCCGTCATTCACGCCGGGCGCATCGCTTGTCGTAGGCACGACTTACGTGCTTAGTGACACGGCGGGCGGGATTATGCCTGCGGCTGATCTGGAGATCGGGGATTACCCCACTGTGCTTTTCATCGCGAATACGACGGCGCTGGCGACCCTTCGGATGTGCAAGGGGACTGGGGCTATCGCGGCCTAATTATGTTTGAACGGACTGTGGCGCTGATGCGGATACGAGTCGAGCGATATATGACTGATCGCTGCGATATTCGACGCATGAATGCTGTGACCAGCGGGGCAGGGTATTCGGCGGAAATCCCTACGGTGGTGGCTGCGGACGTGAAATGCCGCGTGCTGCCGATGAAAAAGCAAGCCGGGGAAGTGACTGGCGGGCAGGAAATGGGCAAAAACTTCTTTCGCCTGGCCGTGCCGTATGACACCGATCTGCGCGACGGTGATCAGGTCGAGATTAACGGCACCATCTACGAAGTGATGGAATTGAATGACGTGCGGACGGACGCGACGGATTTGCAGGCGACGATTGCGAGGGTGAAATGAGTCATCAAGAACCCTCACCCCTAGCCCCTCTCCCTCATGGCGAGGGGAAGAAAGGGAGATCATGTTGGAAGAGTATGAGATTGCGCCGGGGCTAATGATCGTTGTGGATACCAGCAAATTTCGCGTCAAGAGTGCGATCAAGGTTGATCCGCAAGCGTTCGTCCGAATGAAGCTGGATCTCAAAATCGAGATGGCCGGGCAGCAAGAGGCGAAGGTCGAGAATATTTTTCATGCGGAGAGCAGACGATGAAGGATCAAGTTTATCGACGATTAACGAATGCGATGCGGCAGCTACGGCAGGAGATTGCAGCCAGCGGGGAAAAGATGCAGGACTGCGAATTTATCGTGAGTGTGAGGGATGGGAAGATTGAGATCAGCGATGGAAAACCCTCACCCCTAACCCCTCTCCCTCAGGGCGAGGGGAATAAGAAACGGCGATCAAAAGAGGATTAACGTGGTTGCGACACTGAGCGTAACGATCAACAAGAACGATCTCAAACGGCTGGCGAATGCTGCGCCGGACGAGGCTGATCGCGCGATTCGGGCATTGGCGGAGGATGGGCGGACGTTCGCGGTGCTGCTCATCAACGAGTCGCCAGCGACGGGGCGAGTTTATGTGCGAGGGAAAGTGAGCCATACGGCCAGTTCGCCGGGGGAAGCGCCACGTACGGACATCGGGACGCTGATTAACAGCATCCGGGTCGAACATCCTAGTAAGGGGCAAGCGAATCTGGTGGATGGCGTGGAATATGGCGTATATCTCGAATTTGGAACCGACAGCATGGCAGCACGGCCATTCTTTGGGCCAGCGGCGATGCACATGGAAGAGAGCGCATCCAGCGTATTTGACGGATTTTTGGAGAATGTCTGATGCAGGTCGAGATTGAAACCGGGCTGCGCAATCAACTGCTGACTCATCCGACGATTGTGAACCTGGTGGATCAGCAAGTTTTTAACCAGCAAGCGCCGGAGAATGCCACACATCCATTCATCATTTTTGACCTGAACGCCGGGGGCAGCATCAACACGTCGGCCAACCGGTATTTCGATGCGAAGTATCTTGTGAAGGCGGTCACGAGCAGCGGTGAGTTTGGGAACGCGGCAGAGACGGCGGCGCTGCTGTCTGAAGCGATTTATGCAGCGCTGCATGAGCAGAATTTCGGGATGGACGCGATCTGGCAGCTTGTGCGTTGCCAACACCTGACCATTGTTAAATACGTTGAGAATGTAGAGCGGCGACAGTATTGGCACAACGGGGGCATTTACCGCGTGCGTGCTTATGGAGGAGACTTATGACCGTTTTAACGGGTTTGACTTATTATCTCGAATATGATGGCGTGGCGATCAACGGTGATTTCCGCAAGTTCGATCCGGGATTCATGTTTGACACGGTGGAAGGCAGCGCGGGCGGTGATGCCGTGCGGAATTACGTGCCGACCCTGATCAAGATCGAGCCGAAAGCCGGCGACGACATGCGCCATTCGCAGCTGAGCCCGGAATGGGCCGCGCGGGGCCTCGGCCCTTCGTTTCTCGGCATCAACGCGAATAAGCGCAGCCTGAGCCTCGACCTGACCAGGCGAGAAGCCGTCGAAATCGTCAAGAACCTCGCCCATCGGGCAGATGTTGTCTGGGAAAATTTCCGACCCGGCGTGATGGAGCGGTTCGGTCTCGGCTACGAAGCGCTGCGCGAGTTTGCGCGAAATAAAGCGCGCGGTGGACGGATGGCGCG